CGCTGGGAGAACGCCGAGGAAAGGAAAGTACCAAGTCTCAGAGCATGAAGTCACGCCGTAATGAGAGCCGTGGTGCAAGAAAGCCGTCCAGACCACAAAGCGCAGGTGCTGCGAAACGTGGTTGGGGTGCAGCGATAAGGTAAGCCTTATGTCTAAACTAAAAGGCGTTCTCAAAGGATTACAAAGCTTTAAGGATTCTGTTAAAGATCTGCCTGCTTCTGATGATTTTTTTAAGAAATTTCTTAAAAGACTTGATAAAGATCCTGCCCTTAGAGAAAGAGTAAAGAGTCAATTTGATAAAGGTGACAAGGGTCTTTTCACGGAAGAGGCTTTAAAAGAATATAAATCTGGAAAAGGAACACTTTTTAAAAAATTAAATCCTACAGCGGAAGAAGTCTCTTACGCTTTAAGTAAAAAGAAACCAACCAAACATAAATCTGGCGGTGTGGTTAAGAAAAAAGATGGTGGCTGGATACAAGGCGCGATCAAGAAGCCCGGCGCATTGAAAAAGCAGCTGGGCGTTCCTAAAGATCAGAAGATCCCTGCGGCCAAGCTGAATGCAGCGGCTAAGAAGGGAGGAAAGCTGGGTCAACGCGCTCGGCTGGCAAAAACACTAAGAGGTTTTAAGCACGGCGGTGAAGTCACCAACACCCGCTGGGAAAATAAATGGAACTAGCCTATGGCGATTGAGCGCGGTGTCGATGAAGTTGATATTGATGAGCTAGGCATCGAGGACAATTCAAAAGAAATTGTTATCGGTGAAGCCTCTTTTTCTGACGAAATAATCGACAACATGGGTGATGAAGACATCCAGACCATGGATGACGGAACCATGGTCTTTGGCATGGACGATCAGGCCAACCCCAATCTCAATCCTGTTGAGGATTTCAATCAGAATCTGGCTGAAATACTGGACGATAAGGATCTGGGCAAGATCTTCAGTGATTGCATGGGTGATGTTCAGGACGATATTTCCTCTAGAAAAGAGTGGATGGACCAATACAAAGAGGGTCTTGATTTCCTCGGCATGAAGTTTGAGGACCGTTCTGAACCTTTTGAGGGTGCATCCGGTGTGATTCACCCTTTACTTGCTGAATCCGTTACCCAATTTCAGGCACAAGCCTATAAAGAAATGTTACCGCCGGGTGGTCCGGTTAAAACACAAACGGTGGGGTTGGGTACACCGCAAACAGATCTGCAGGCAGCGCGTGTACAAGAGTACATGAACTATATGCTGACTCAGCAGATGAAAGAATACGATCCTGAGACAGATCAGATGTTGTTTTATCTGCCTCTGTCGGGCAGTGCGTTTCGTAAAGTGCATTTTGATCAGTCGTTGGGGCGACCCGTATCTCGATTTATCCCTTCGGAAAAGCTGATTGTTCCTTACGGTACATCCAGTCTCGATAGCGCAGTGCGTATTACGCATGTAATTGATATGCCGACCAATGAGGTGAAAAAACTCCAGCAGGTGGGCTTCTATCGAAAGACTCCGATGTCAGGCCGAGGAAGTAATGTTGACGGATACAACGAAATTGAAGAAGAGATTGATGAGCTTCAAGGCGTAAAACCTTCTGGTCCGACTGATTACGAAGCAGAACTGTATGAAATGCATGTTGAGCTGGATATCCCCGGATTTGAGGATGTAGACGCGAAGGGAGAAGAGACGGGCATTAAGTTGCCGTACATTGTGACCCTGTTCCCGAAAGAATCCTCGGTATTATCGATTCGCAGGAATTACCTTCAAGCTGACCCCATGCGTATGCGCATTGATTACTTTGTGCATTATAAGTTTCTTCCGGGTGTAGGTTTTTATGGGTTTGGTTTAACCCACATGATTGGTGGATTGTCGAGAGCGTCGACCTCGATCTTACGGCAGTTGATTGACGCGGGTACGTTGGCGAATTTACCTGCGGGTTTTAAGGCCAGAGGCATTCGGATACGTGATGATGACACGCCATTACAGCCAGGTGAGTTCAGAGACATGGACGCTCCGGGCGGTTCCTTACGTGATGCGTTACTGCCATTACCCTTTAAAGAACCCAGCGGCACATTGCTTTCTTTGCTGGGTATGTTGGTGGAAGCAGGCAAGCGCTTTGCTTCGATTGGCGATATGCAGGTGGGGGATGGCAATCAGGAAGCGCCGGTAGGAACGACCATCGCGTTACTGGAACGTGGTAGCCGTGTGATGAGTGCAATCCACAAGCGCATGCATTATTCACAGCGCATAGAATTTAATTTGTTGGCACGGGTATTCAGGGACTCCCCGATTAAGGCGTATCCCTACATGATAGCCAATGGTCAACAACAGCTGATGGCAGCGGATTTTGATGATCGTATAGACATCATTCCGGTTAGTGACCCGAATATATTCTCTATGAGTCAGCGCGTGATGCTGGCGCAAGAAATGTTACAGATGGTTCAGTCGAATCCAGAGATTCATGGACCAATGGGTATACATAATGCGTATCGCAGAATGTATGAGGCGATGGGGGTTCAGCAGGTAGATCAGATATTACCTCCTCCTCCACAGCCACAGCCTACGCCACCTACGATAGAAAATGCTTCGATGCTTCAGGGACAACCCGCACAGGCGTTTGAAGATCAGGATCATGACGCACACATTGCAGTGCATTTGTCGTTGTATCAAAGCTCTATTGTGCAGAACAATCCAGCAGCCATGGCTATTATTCAGGGTCATGTTTATCAGCATGTGGATTTCAAAGCGCGAGAGATGGCGATGCAAGATCCTCAAATGACACAGATGCAACAGCAAATGCAACAGATGCAGCAGCAGGCCATGCAGAATCCTGCGATGCAACAACAGTTACAACAGATGCAACAACAAATGGCTCCGATTCTTGAGGACAAAGTGGCTCAGATCAGTTCGCAACTACTGAATGATCTGGCTCCTCAATTTGCAGTTCAGAACGAAGACCCGTTAGTTGAGTTGAGGAAAGAAGAACTCGACATCAAGGCAGCGGATGTAGATCGTAAAGCCAGTGAGGCGCAACAGCGTATTGATATTGAGCAGGAACGATTAGATCGCAACATGGATATGGCTGAAGATCGTTTGGAAACTCAGGTTGATATTGCTGACATGAAAAACGATACTGCGCAAGATCGACTCAGGTTACAGCGTGAAGCGCAAATGGCCAAGACAGCAGAGAATATGGCCAAAAACTTTTTTGGGAGAGATAGATGAGTAGCGTCAGAGAAAAGCGCGCAGAGGTTCACAAAGCTGAAGCCAGAGCTGCAGAAAAGTTACGAGTGGAAGGCGGTAATACTAATAAGGTAGTTGACGATGTTGAATCAACGCCCAGCCCAAAAGCTAAAGAAACAGTTAAAAAGAAAGCTGCGCCTAAAAAGAAGGCGGCTCCAAAAGCTAAAGCTCAAAAAAAATCTAAATAACCGGAGAGAGATATGCCCGGATTGACGGAAGGTAGAGCATCTCGAAGAGGCCAGAAGCGCAGAGGCGATTATGGCAATTTAAAGAAAGGCTCTAATGGCATTAAGCGCCAGACTTCATTCAAAGATCCTAAAGTATCTGTGGATAAGTTCAGCATAAAAGACCAAGGCGCTGTTGATTACGCAAAGATAGAAAGCGTAGCCAATCCTGGCGCACCTAAACCTTATGGTGCGGGTAAGTCTCGAGGTGGTGGAGCGGCATTACGCGGCACTAAGTTTGAGGGAATCTTCTAGCAAATGTTTCGTCAGGCTGGTGATAACAGGCAAGCGAGGTTTACGCGAGGAGCTGTGCCTCAAAGGGTACACCATGGAGGAACACCACCCGCAACATATTATGACAGACTAACGGGTAAATCTGGATTGTCACTGGGTCAAGTTAATGAACTTGGATTTGATCCAAACGACTCATGGCTAAATCCTAATGAAATGATTGGAGGACTTACAGAGGTTGAAAGGCAGTCTAGGCAAAAAATGCATGATGCTATGGAGCGTAGTGCACAAGCCAATGCCAATACTCCTGCACCTCAGCCTGTAACTGACGGTTCCACCATGATGTCGCGACCGGATATAAACCGTGGTGGGCAGATGCAGCCCCAGATAGGTCGTCAGCTTAGAGCAGTCCGTCCCCATATTCAGACAGACGTTCCTAAAGATCTTGCCCAGGCCGTGCGTCGGACACACCCCCAGCCAGGTTCTGGTTTCGATATGCCACCGCCTCCAGCTCCATTAGCTATGGTCGGAGATCCTGTTGACGTAGGGTTTTCAAGCGGAGTCACTGTCCCTCAACCCACAATGTCACAGGCGCAAAAACGGGCGCAATACTTTCAGCAACAAAGAATGAACAGAGCCGGATATAGCACTGGTGGGATTACCGATTTACCAGTGGATCGCAGGCAAAATGGAGGTAAGACAGGGGATTCTGGTTCTAAAACTCGTATGTCAGAGTTAATGGATCAAGGATTTTCTTATGATGAAGCTTTAAATGCTGCGATTTTAGAAAAACAAGGGGCTAGACCTGTTGCGTCTGGCGAATCTGCAAGTTCTTATGAACAATCACAAGCGGATCGTCAACGGCGGTTTAACGAAATTCAGACTCTTGCGCGTCAAGAAATGCTCCGAAGGATAAATGAAGTTGAAGGTCATGTACCCGGTGTTCAACGAGGCTTTTTAGAGACGACTCTAATGAATGAGATTCAGCAGGATTATGATAAGTATCCTCGTGGTGAATATGTTTTCAGAAGGGATAGAACTGAATAATGCCTCTTCGTAAGATTTTATTTCAGCCTGGGGTTAACAAAGAAGGTACTGAGTACAGTGCGGACGCAGGCTGGTACGACTCAGACAAGGTGCGCTTCAGGAAAGGCCGCCCAGAAAAAATAGGCGGTTGGTCAAAGTACTCGCCTGAGTCATTCCTTGGCGTATGTCGATCGATTCATGACTGGGCCTCTCTGGAATCTATTCGCTACATAGGAATAGGGACGCATCTCAAGTTCTATGTCAATGAAGGTTCTTCTTTCAACGATGTCACGCCCATACGGTCCACGACTTCGGCAGGAGATGTAACGTTTTCCGCCACTAACGGATCGTCTACGATTACAGCAACTGACACCTCGCACGGGGCGACGGTCAATGACTTTGTTACTTTCTCTGGATCCGCTTCTTTAGGTGGCAACGTCACTGCAGCCGTACTGAATCTGGAATATCAGATAGCCTCGGTGCCGACAGCGAACACGTTTACTTTCGTTGCCAAGGACTCTGACGGGAATACCATCACGGCCAATGCGAGTGATAGTGGTAACGGTGGTAGCAGTGTTGTTGGTGCGTATCAGATCAGCACCGGACTGAATACTTACTTAGAGGGCACAGGTTGGGGTGCAGATACGTTTGGTGCGGGAACGTTTGGTAGTAGTAGTGCCATCTCAAGCAGTAACCAGCTTCGGTTGTACACTCAGGATAACTTTGGTGAGGACTTAATATTTAATGTGCGCGGTGGTGGCGTGTACTACTGGGATGAGTCTTCTGGAACTTCGGCAAGAGCGGTTGATTTAAGCAGCTTGAG